CCGCTTACTGACACTGGTGTAATCCGGGCAGCGCAACGGAACGTTCATCAGGGCAAAAATGGAATCAATAAAACCCTGCGCAGCCCGCAGGGTCAGCCGGAATACGCGTTTAATCACCAGAACGGTGGTGATGGCGAGATCAGAATAGCGCTGGGGCCTTCCTCGTGATGAAGGCGTTGCCGACTCATACCAGGCCTGAATCGCCCCATCATCCAGCCAGAAAGTGAGGGAGCCACGGTTGATGAGAGCTTTGTTGTAGGTGGACCAGTTGGTGATTCTGAACTTTTGCTTTGCCACGGAATGGTCTGTGTTGTCGGGAGGATGCGTGATCTGATCCTTCAACTCAGCAAAAGTTCGATTTATTCAACAAAGCCCTTTTACATTTAAAAACGGTAGTGGTATCGCGTCTGAGAAAACTGGTACTAACCCACGTAATGGTCGGATTTACTGGGGCGGTGATGCGAGTCGCGGCAACAGGGTAGAGTTTGCAGATGATTCCGGCTGGAAAGCTTACATTGAGCGCCATCCCGCTAACGGTGTTCAGTTAATCGTCAATGGTAGAATTAACGGAAGTATTATTTATTCCAGTGGTGAAGTGCAGGCAGGCGGAGGGAAATCACGCCTTGCTACTGATGGAAATATATTTGGCTCGAAATGGGGTGAGCAGTGGCTTGATGTATATCTGAAAAACACCTATCAGCCCAAAGGGAATTATACCCCGGCAGGACAGGCATACACCAAAGCGGAAAGTGATGGACGTTTTCAGCCAAAAGGTAGTTACACCCCGGCAGGGCAGGCTTATACCAAGGCTGAGAGTGATAATAGGTTTCAAAAAATAAATACAGCATCCAAAGCTGTCAATGGATGGTTTAAAGATACCAACACGGGATTGATTTACCAATGGGGGAGAAATACTTCAACCGTAGTTGGTAATGCCACTGTGACATTTCCTATTGCGTTTCCTAATGCGTGTTTGAATTTACAGAATACATGGATTAGGGGAACGAATAATCCAGGGCAAAAACCGTGGGGTTTTGTTACCAGTTTTAATAACACATCTGCTAGTTTGTCCAGTGATGCGTCTGGTTCATTCTGGTATGCAGTGGGGTATTGATATGTCAGAACGGATTTTCTTTAGTGCGAAAACAAATGGTTTTTACCCTTATTCTTTAATTAATGATTATGAAAATGCAGATACTTGGCCTGAGGATGCGGTAGAAATATCTGAGCGATGGTATTCTGTATTACTTGATGGGTTAAGTAACGGGAAAGTCATATGTGCTAATCAAGACGGTCAGCCAGTCCTTTCAGAGCCGCCCCCTCCAACAGTGCAGGAGTTGAGAGCTATTAACGAAGAAAGAAAGTCGCAATTGTTGCGGGAAATAGCCGAAGAAATAGCGCCTTTACAGGATGCTGTTGAGCTTGGAATCAGTACTAAAGATGAAGAAGACTCTCTTTTAGAGTGGCGGAGATATCGTGTGCTGGTTAACAGGGTTGATCCTGAAAATCCTGTCTGGCCTGAAAGACCGTAGAATTAGCCCCCGCTCGGGGGCATTTATCAAATGACCTGATGACTGATTTTTTTTAAAATCATGTTCACTAATCTTTTCTTTTGATATCCCTTCTCTTTTTTTTTGAGGATTGACAGATATCTCAATCGTTCATGTTCAACTTTGCTACGGTCTGCCTCAAGCGTTGATTCTTGCTTGTCCTGATCGTAACTATCAATAACTCCTGCAGGGAGACTCCAAATTTTAATGTTACAGTAGTCACGGAAAAAGACCCAGCGGTCAACTTCATATTTTATAGGGTAGTTGAATTCGAGTAATGCTTTTGCTGTTGCAAGACTGAGAATATAAGCAGGCGACTGGCTTGCTCGTGCCATTCTGTAGAATGTGACATTTTCAGTCAGGTTCTTCTTTAGTAACGGAGTGATAGCCTCAGGTGTATTGAGCAGATAAATTTCTCGACTGCGCGACTGGAGAGCGTTCTCAACAGTACTAATAACTTCTTTCGCAGACTCGGTGATAGTAATGTCATCCTCAAGCACCAGAGCGTAAGGGATGTTATCTGCTACCATTCTGGAATATATATACAGATGACTTAAAGTACACCCAATCACACCTTTTGTTAGTCTGGCCTGTGAAAGGTTTTGAGCCAGAAGGTGTGTTGCTTCGTCCTGCAATTCACGACCGTTAACAGCCTCAACGATTTCATAATCGAATCCATTGGCTTTACATTGTGCATCAATATTGTTTCTTTTTTTTACTTCAGTTTTAAGGTTTATAACGAAGGTTTTCATCGTGCTCCCTTATAAAACAGCATTCCGTTTATTGAATAGTAATTTGCTGAGCGTGCTGATAAAAATCAGTAAATAACTCATTGAAATATCAAAGCCATACAAACAGTTGACATATTAACTTTAATGATAATGTTGCTCAACCGAAAACAGGTGATATGCCTGAAGAAGGTATGTTGTGTAACCTGCAGACGAACTGAGACAAATAGTCCATAAGCCCTATAAGCAAGAAAATAGTCGCACCCCCTAACCATGGAGTTAAACAGATGGGCGACTATCACCACGGCGTCGAGGTCATCGAGATTAACGATGGCACGCGCACCATTTCCACCGTCTCGACGGCCATCATCGGCATGGTCTGCACGGCCAGCGATGCTGACGATTCAACATTCCCGCTTAATGAGCCGGTGCTTATTACCAGCGTGCAAAACGCGATCGGTAAGGCCGGTAAACTTGGCACCCTGTCAAAATCCCTGCAGGCCATTGCCGACCAGTGCAAACCGGTCGTCGTGGTTGTTCGCGTGGCCGAAGGTATCGACGACCCGGAAGACCCCGAAGCGGCGCAGAAAGAGACTATTTCAAACATCATCGGCACGACCGACGAAAACGGCAAATACACCGGGCTTAAAGCGCTGTTGACCGCGAAAACCGTCACCGGCGTTAAGCCGCGTATTCTCGGCGTGCCGGGGCTGGATTCTCAGGAAGTGGCGACCGCGCTCGCGGCGACCTGTCAGAGCCTGCGCGCGTTTGGTTATATCAGCGCGTGGGGCTGCAAGACCATTTCCGAAGCCATAGCCTACCGTGAGAATTTCAGCCAGCGCGAGCTGATGGTCATTCACCCTGATTTTCTGGCATGGGACACTATGGCGAACGAAACCGATATCGCATGGGCGACCGCTCGCGCATTAGGGCTGCGCGCCAAAATCGACCAGGAGACCGGCTGGCACAAGACGCTCTCTAACGTCGGCGTGAATGGCGTCACCGGTGTCAGCGCCTCGGTTTCATGGGATTTGCAGGAAAAGGCCACTGACGCGAATCTGTTAAATCAGGCCGGTGTCACCACGCTGATTCGTAACGACGGCTTTAAATTTTGGGGCAACCGCACATGCTCGGATGACCCGCTTTTCCTGTTTGAAAACTACACCCGCACGGCGCAGGTGCTGGCCGACACGATGGCGGAGGCGCACGCGTGGGCGATTGATAAACCCGTCACCGCAACGCTTATCCGCGACATCGTCGCCGGTATCAATGCCAAATTCCGCGAGCTGAAAAACAACGGCTATATCGTTGACGGGTCCTGCTGGTACGACCCGGAGTCAAACAGCGAGGAAACCCTCAAGGTGGGGAAACTCTATATCGATTACGACTATACCCCCGTCCCGCCGCTGGAAAACCTGACCCTGCGCCAGCGCATCACCGATACCTATCTGGCGAACCTGTCAGACTCGGTCAACAGCTAAGGAGCTCAGAGCATGGCGTTACCACGCAAACTGAAATATCTGAACATGTTTAACGACGGTCTCAGCTACATGGGCGTTGTTGAATCCGTCACCCTGCCAAAGCTGACCCGTAAGCTTGAGAAATACCGTGGCGGCGGTATGCCGGGCTCTGTGTCGATTGACCTTGGCCTCGATGACGACGCGCTGTCGCTTGAGTGGACGCTCGGCGGTCTGCCTGACGTTGAGCTGTGGGCGCAGTACGCGTCACCGGGTGCGGACAGCGTGCCGCTGCGCTTCACCGGCTCATTCCAGCGCGACGACACCGGAGCAATTTCCGCCGTTGAGGTGGTCATGCGTGGCCGTCACAAGGAGTACGACAGCGGCGAAAACAAGCAGGGCGAAAGCGGCACGACCAAAATTGCGACCGAGTGCTCGTACTACCAGCTCACGATTGACGGCAAAGAAGTCATCGAGATTGACGTCATCAACATGGTGATGAAAGTCGACGGCGTCGACCGTCTGGCAGAACATCGTAAGGCTATCGGCCTGTAACCCCTTTACCGGTCAGTCAGGCTGGCCGGTCACTTAATTTTGAAGAGAGTGACATCATGGAAAACATCAACGAAAACGAAAACCCAAACATTGTGATCCTCGATAATCCCGTCATGCGCGGTGAGCAAAAAATCGAACAGGTGACGCTGACCAAACCCAACACAGGAACGTTACGCGGCGTGAGTCTGGCCGCACTGGCAAACTCTGACGTCGATGCGCTGATTAAGGTGCTGCCGCGTATGACGTACCCGGCGCTGACTGAGTCAGAAGTTATGAGGCTGGAAGCGTCAGACCTGATTTTGTTCGCCGGTAAGGTGGTCGGTTTTTTGTCGCCATCTTCGGCACGCTGACCTTCCCGGATAACCTATCGGTCGATGACCTGATGGCGGATATCGCGGTGATTTTTCACTGGCCGCCATCAGAGCTGTATTCCCTGAGCGTGACCGAGCTCATCACATGGCGCGAAAAGGCGCTGCAGCGAAGCGGAAACCACCATGAGCAATAACGTCAGGATTGAGGTACTGCTGAACGCAGTAGACCGGGCAAGCCGACCGCTCAAAGCTATCCAGACTGCCAGCAAGACCCTTGCTGGCGACATCCGCACTTCTCAAAACAGCCTGCGCGATCTGAATGCGCAGGCGTCCAGAATTGACGGATTCAGGAAAGCGAGCGCACAGCTTGCCGTGACTGGTCAGTCGCTTGATAAAGCGAAACAGGAGGCTGCAGCACTGGCCGTCCAGTTTAAAAACACAGAAAACCCGACTAAAGCGCAGGCGCGCGCGATGGAGGCGGCAAAGAAATCCGCCGCTGACCTGCAGCTCAAATATAACGGGCTCAGGCAGTCGGTACAGCGCCAGCGCACCGAGCTCGCGCAGGCCGGGATAAACACCCGCACGCTGTCGGCAGACGAGCGACGCCTGAAAACCAGTATCAGCGAGACAACCGCACAGCTTAACCGGCAGCGTGAGGCGCTGGCGCGTGTCAGTGCGCAGCAGGCGAAACTAAGCCAGGTGAAAGAGCGATACAAATCAGGCAAGGAGCTTGCGGGAAATATGGCCGCTGCAGGTGCTGCCGGTGTTGGTATCGCTACTGCAGGAACGATGGCCGGGGTGAAATTGCTGATGCCTGGCTATTCGTTTGCACAGAAAAACTCAGAGCTGCAGGCGGTTCTCGGTGTAGAGAAACAGTCACCCGAAATGGAGGCGCTGCGCAAACAGGCGCGCCAGCTCGGTGACAATACCGCCGCGTCTGCAGACGATGCGGCGAGCGCTCAAATTATCATTGCGAAAAGCGGCGGGGATGCCGAGGCCATTCAGGCGGCGACGCCGGTCACACTGAATATGGCGCTTTCGAATCAGCGCTCAATGGAGGAAAACGCCGCCCTGCTGACGGGGATGAAATCAGCGTTTCAGCTTTCCAACGACCAGATCGCACACATCGGTGATGTTCTCTCAATGACGATGAACAAAACCGCTGCCGACTTTGACGGGCTGAGTGATGCGCTGACCTATGCCGCGCCGGTGGCGAAAAATGCCGGTGTCAGTATCGAGCAGACCGCCGCAATAGTCGGCGCATTGCACGATGCCAAAATTACCGGCTCGATGGCGGGAACGGGTAGCCGTGCAATCCTGAGCCGCCTGCAGGCACCGACCGGTAAAGCGTATGAAGCAATCAAAGAGCTCGGTGTCAAAACCTCTGACGACAAAGGAAACACGCGCCCGATATTTTCCATCCTGAAGGAAATGCAGCGCAGTTTTGAGAAAAACAATCTCGGTACCAGCCAGCGCGGCGAGTACATGAAAACCATCTTCGGTGAAGAGGCGAGTTCGGCAGCAGCGGTGCTGATGACCGCAGCGTCGACCGGCAAGCTCGACAAACTCACCGCGGCGTTTAAAGCCTCGGACGGGAAAACTGAGGAGCTGGTCAAAATCATGCAGGACAACCTCGGCGGCGACTTTAAAGAGTTTCAGTCCGCTTATGAGGCCGTGGGTACAGACCTGTTTGACCAGCAGGAGGGCGCACTGCGCAAACTCACGCAGACGGCCACACGATATGTTTTAAAACTCGATGGCTGGATCACACGCAATAAATCACTCGCGACCACTATCGGTGTTATTGCCGGTGGCGCACTGGCATTGATTGGCATTATCGGCGGAATTGGTCTGGTGGCGTGGCCGGTGGTGATGGGTATCAACGCGATTATCGCCGCAGCGGGAGTGCTGGGAACAGTTTTTACAGTTACAGGCGGCGCGATAGCGACAGCACTCGGGGCAATCAGTCTGCCGATGGTAGCGGTCGCCGGTGTGGTGGTGGCCGGGGCGCTCCTGATACGCAATTACTGGGAGCCAATAAGCGCATTCTTTTCGGGCGTGGTGGAGGGACTTAAAGCGGCCTTTGCGCCGGTGGCGGAAATTTTCGCACCGCTCGCACCGGTATTCGATTCTTTCATGGATAAATTGCGCGGGGTCTGGCAGTGGTTTAAAGACCTGATCGCGCCGGTTAAGGCCACGCAGGATACTCTCGACAGTTGTAAAAATGCGGGTGTGATGTTCGGTAAAGTGCTGGCCGACGCACTGATGTTACCGCTCAAAAGTTTCAATAAATTGCGCAGCGGCGTTGACTGGTTACTGGAAAAGCTCGGGGTTATCAATAAAGAGTCGAGCGACCTTGACCAGAAGGCAGCAAAAGCCAGCGCCGCAACGGGCTCGCAAAACGAGCCATACATCAGACCAAACGCGGCTTACGGTGGTTTTCAGTGGTATCAGCCAGTTCCAGCTCCCGCCGGGAAGACTTACGTCGACCAGAGCAAGCCTGAATATAACATTCACCTGAATGGTGGTATCGCGCCGGGTAGCGACCTCGACCGTCAGCTCCGCGAGGCTGTCAATAAACTCGACCGGGAAAACCGTGCGCGTCAGCGCTCAAGTATGCGCCATGACTGAGGGGGATAAAGCATGTTAATGGTGTTAGGTTTATTTGTATTTGAACGCCGCACTCTGCCGCATCAGTCGATGCAGTATTCGAAGGACTACCGCTGGGCGTCAAATGACCGCATCGGAAAACCACCGGCTTATCAGTATCTCGGGGAGGGCGAAACATCACGCACGCTTTCGGGCGTGCTGTACCCCGAAATCACCGGCGGACGTCTGTCACTGACAGCCATTGAGCTGATGGCCGATGAGGGCAGAGCGTGGCCGCTCATTGACGGTACGGGCATGATCCACGGCATGTATGTCATCGATAAAGTGACCCATACACACACCGAATTATTCAACGACGGCGCGGCAAGAAAAATCGAGTTTAGCCTTTCGCTGAAACGGGTCGATGAGTCGCTCGCGGCCATTTATGGCGACCTGAAAACGCAGGCTGACAATCTGGTGACGTCTGCCGGTAACTGGCTGGGAGGGCTGGCGGGGTGATTACAGGTATGAATATTCAGGCCGGGGCAAAGATAGCCCCTGCGTTTATGCTCAAGCAGGATAACGAAGATATTACGCAGGATTTTAGCGACCGGTTAATCAGCCTGACCATGACGGACAATCGCGGATTTGAGGCCGACCAGCTCGATATCGAGCTCGATGATACCGACTGGCAAATCGCACTGCCACCGCGCGGCGCAACGTTAACGCTGTGGCTGGGCTGGCAGGGTAGCGGCCTGATAAAAAAAGGCACTTTCACGGTCGATGAAGTCGAGCACCGGGGTGCGCCTGATACGCTGACCATCCGGGGGCGCAGTGCTGATTTTCGCGGGTCGCTGAACTCTCGCAGGGAACAGTCATGGCACGACACCACGCTCGGCGTCATTGTTGAGACCATCGCGGCGCGCAATAAGCTGGAGGCCAGCGTGGCCGACACGCTGAAAGTGATCCCCGTCCCCCACATTGACCAGACTCAGGAATCCGACGCGGTGTTTCTGTCCCGTCTGGCTGACCGCAACGGTGCGTCAGTATCGGTGAAAGCGGGAAAACTGCTATTCCTGAAAGCCGGGAGCGGTAAGACGGCCAGTGGGAAATCCATTCCACTGATGACTCTTGAGCGCGGCGATGGCGATCATCATCAGTTTGCCATCGCTGACCGCGAAGCCTACACGGGCGTTACGGCGAAATGGCTTCACACCAAAGACCCGAAGCCACAGAAGCAGAAGGTGAAACTTAAGCGCAAGCCCAAAGAGAAGCACCTGCGCGCGCTGCAGCACCCGAAAGCGACCAAAGCCCCGGCAAAGACTAAAGCCAAAAAAGAGCAGGAAGCGCGCGAGGGTGAGTACATGGCCGGTGAGGCTGACAACGTGCTGGAATTGACGACGATTTACGCCACAAAGGCGCAGGCCATGCGAGCCGCTCAGGCAAAGTGGGACAAGCTGCAGCGCGGGGTTGCGGAGTTCTCAATCTCGCTGGCGATTGGCCGTGCTGATTTATTTCCTGAAATGCCGGTGGCGGTAAAAGGCTTTAAGCGCATCATAGACGAACAGGCTTGGATAATCAGCCGGGTGGTGCATAACCTTAACGGGAGCGGCTACACGACGGGCTTAGAGCTTGAGGTTAAGGTTTCGGATTTGGAATACACAACGGAGGAGATGGTAGAGGGGTGAGTTTCCAAAATGGTGAATTATTGGATATCATTTATTCACTAAAGGTGAATTGAGGATGTTGAATGTTCCATTGTCCGAAGTGCAAACATGCGGCTCATGCTCGCACAAGTCGATATCTGAGTGAAAACACCAAAGAACGATATCATCAATGCACAAACATAAATTGCAGTTGTACCTTTGTGACAATGGAATCCGTGGAGAGATTTATTGTTACACCTGAATCCGTAAATCCAGCGCCTCCGCATCCGCTGCCTACAGGTCAGCGTCAGTTATGGATGTAA